TCTAAGCCTTCAAGCGTTTTACGCACCCCATACACCTCAGTGCGTTTTTTCACTTGCTTGTTCACTGGAATGGCGAGCTGCTTGGCTTTCTTCGCCTTAATCACGCCGCCATCGTTAATCAGCGGTGCGTGAGCTTTGTTTGTTCCCACACGGTATTCGTCTTTGCCTGCCTGATACGTGAGTGACGCGTAGGTCTCACCCGTATCAAACAGCGGTTTCGCGCCTGCGTTCTTGGTCTTTTTGGTCAGCGGAGAGTTGGCTTTAAAGGTGCCGTTCTTCATGTTGTCGCGCACACACTGCAACCCAAATGGAGCCAGTGTTTCTGGCAGACCATCAATCGCCTTGGTGGTGTTATGCAGCGCATCGAGAAAACCTTTCATTGCTGATGTGCTCCGTTGAACTGTGTTTGAACCTTGGTTGAATTCTGCCTTTTATTTAGCTGACATCTGCCGAACGGAAACTTAGATCATCCCACGGGGATAAGCTGCACACTCACTAGAACTATAAGAAGAAGGAACCCCCATGGCCCCACGCTCAAAGGTGGAATTGTACGGGCTGCTTGAGCGCGTCATTGAGATGTACACCATTGATAAAATGAAGCTGGATGACATTGCTGATCAGCTCAAAGAAGAAGGCTTTGATATCTCCCGTTCGTCAGTGCATCGCGTTATTCGTAGTAATCAAGATTTGATTGAAGAGCAGCGTCTGGTTCAGGAGCAGGCAGAGGTATTTCTAAAGGAATTCAAAGACAGTCCCAATACCGATATTTCAGAGCTGAACTTACAAATCATGCAGCGCTATATGTTTAAAGTGCTGCGTGATTTAGAGTTCGGCCCTGAATCATTTAAAGATCCCAATAAGCTCGCGAACTTGTTAGCGCGTCTGTCCGATGCTCAGGTCAACCTTGACCGTTTGAAAGTCGAGTTTCGTAAAGGTGTGGATGCCGCCAAGGTTGAGTTTGAAAACCAGCTGACCGAGATGCTCAAAGAAAAACACCCGGAGCTATTGCTTGAGCTGGTTGGCATCATCCAGAAGATTCGTATCAATGAGAAACCCAAACGAGGCCGTCGATGAGTGGCCTGTTTGATGGTTTGTCCGATGCGGATTTAGAAAACATTCGTGACAGCGCCAATATTGCGGCTGAAGACAAACGCATCGCCAAGCAAAGTCAGGCGCAAGAAGCGCGAGCGTTAGCACGTCAAGAGAAGGAAGAAAAAGCCCGCAAGAAACGCCGCGCAAAGTCGAAGCATGACTTCGCTTACTTCTGTAAAACCTACATGCCTGATGCATTCACGCTGGCGTTCAGTGAATATCAACTGGCGCTCACACGTCTTGCCGCCAATCGAAATCTTAACCGTCAAGATGAAGCGCTGTTTAAAGAACTCATCGACCCACGCGACCATGGTTTTATTAAGCAGCCCATTAGTGGAGAGTATGAAGGGATTCTTGATATTGAGCCACGTGACCACGGTAAGACTACCCGTAACACTCAGGCGATGCCGCTGTGGCTGGCGCTCAATCACCCTGGTTCATTCATTGTCATTTGTGGTGCGTCGGCGGATAGCGCCAAAGAGATGATGGACGCCATCAAAGACGACTTAGAAGATAACGAGCTTATCCTGGACGACTACGGCGAGCAGCGAGGCAACACCTGGACCAAGCGTAAGATAAAGCTCGCTAACGGTTCATCCATTGTTGCAGTGGGTCGTGGTCAACGCCTTCGTGGTATCAAGAACAAATACCAACGTCCGACCCACATCATCTGTGATGACTTGCTGGATGATAAAGAGGTGGAATCGCCTACGTTGCGCCGTCAGGCTGAGCGTTGGTTTAAACGCGTTATTATGAACTTGGGTAAAGGCGCACTGACCATCATCGCCAATACCATCATGCACCCAGACGACTTGCCGTCACGCTTGTTAAACCAAATTGAAGACGGTCGTCTGCCAAACTGGTTAGGGCTACGCTTTAGTGCTATTACGCCTTCAGGGCGTCCGCTGTTCCCGTCTCGCTGGAGTTTGCAAGACTTGGAGAATAAGCGGATAGCCTCCGGAAGTGCGTGGTGGACGGAATGGATGAACCGGCCCATTGCCGATGAAGATGCTGACTTTAAAGAAGACTGGTTTGTCTACTTCAAGCCTTATGAACTTGACCTTCGAGACTGCACTATTGGTATGGCGGTTGACCCTGCAACCGGACTCAAAAAAGGCGACTGGTCATTTATTGCGGTCGTGGCTCGCCACAAAATCACTATGGTGGATCATGTGCTGTTTGCTAAAGGCTGGAAGGAATCGGACTTGCAGTTTGCTCAACGCATTGTAGATGTGTATCTGCAACACCGACCGTCTTTTGTGATGTTTGAAACGGTCGCCTTCCAGAAGATCTACAAAAAAGAAGTGATGCGTTACGCCAAGAAGAAAGGTGTGCGTCTTCCGGTTCGTGAGTTCAAAGGCGGTAATAAGCAGGTTCGTATTAAGTCTCTGTCTTCTCAAGTGGAGAACGGCCTTATCCAGTTCTTAGAAACCCAAACGCTGCTGCGTCAAATGTTCTTAGAGTTTCCACGTGGCCATGATGATGGGCCTGATGCGGTAGAGATGGCCATCAGTGGATTTGAATCCGGCTTTGTGGGTGGCGCAGTGCCACAAACACCAAGGCCTATCCGCACGGCTGCGCAAGCACTGTCTCGATTCGGCGGTGGTGCGTTAAGCCGGATACTGCGTTAGGAGGTGGCATGTTTAACAAACTGGCAGAGATAAAAAACAAGCTCAGTGATGTGCTCTCGATGCTGCGTAAACTGGTGTGCATTGGGGAGGTCAGCAAAGTCGATGCCCAGCTGCGGCGGGTAAAGGTCACGTTCCCTGGACTACCGTATCCAGAATCGGACTGGCTTCCGGTTCTGGGGATGCGCAGTAAAAGCGTGAGCATCTCGTGCAACCTAGAAGTCGGTGAACAAGTGCTGTGCCTGTTCATCCCCAGTGGCTCGATGATGTCCGGCTATGTACTTGGCTCCATGGCGAACAAGTCAGCAAAGCCGTATATCGCAAACGTTGATAAGTTTGGGGTTCAGTTTAAAGACGGCACGCTTTTAGAATATGACCAGTCAACCCAAACGGGTGTGCTCAAGATTGGCGGTGGAACACCAGCCATCACCGTCAATCCCGACAAAGTATTGATTGATGCCAAACTGGAAGTAACCGGAGCCACCGAGCTTCTGGATACGCTCAAGGTCGTCAAAGCGACTACCTTGATGGATACGTTAACGGGAATGAAAACGGCCACCTTCACCGGCTTGGTGGGCGCGGCGGGTTACGGCAGTACCACTGGCGGCGCAGCAGTGATGAGCAGCGGCGCAGTTATGCAAGGCTCAGTCACAATTAATGGGGTAACGGTCGCTGTGATTAGCCATACCCACAATGACGATGAAGGCAGACCAACCTCCAGTGCAAATCAATAAAATAACAAAACGCTCTCAGAGCGATTCTAAGGGCGTTTAATTTCAATCTGGTGTGAATGTTCGAATATTTTTATTCAAACTCATTCAAACCGGATTTCAAACGAATTCAAACGGGGTACGCATGACCTACTCACTCAAATTTGCAGCAAGCGGACGAAATACCGATTTGGTGTCTGATATTAGGCAGTCGCTTTTTATGATTGTGTACACGGGGAAAGGTGAACGGATTTACATGCCGGACTACGCGGCCGATGCATTAGAGTATGTTGATAAGCCTCAATGGGAAGTGCAAGGTCTGAAAGTCTCGATCGCTGAAGCTGTGGCCAAGTACGAGCCTCGCGTTAGGCTGGAAAGCATCATCGTGTACCAAACTGATTTGCCACAGGGCATCATTGGCATTAAGCTTTCTTGCCAAATCCTCGCCACGGGCCAAAGTGAAGTGTTCGATTTCACCAACGCCTAACCCTGCCGAACGGAAATTATCCCCATAGAAATCTCAGATACTGACTCCACTGATTAACAGGAGACAGTATCCATGGCCGAATTACTTCACGGCATCCGAACCATCGAATCGCTCACA